TATAGATTCTTCTATAGCAGATTCTATATTGCAGATAACAACTTATAACACCCTAGTTTATGGCTAGTAGAGACTCGCATAGGGACTCGCAGGCACACAAACAGGGTGGCATATAAAGATAGTACCTAGAGGGGAGTGATAAACCCCTCTTTTTTATTGTTACAAAATGTTAAGAAATACTGTAATAATACTAACAAACAAAAATTTAAGCTATAGTAAAGGTGTTCAACAAACTATCTTTATCAAATGACCACTATCTTAGCTTCACAAAAAAAAGAATTTATAGATTACGTCTATAGCTTTTATGGCTCTTATGATGCTATTTACCCACTACATCATATTATAACAGGGGAAAAACTAACAAAAACTGACATCTTAAAAGCTGTAAAATGTTATGAATTGTTTTTAGCTAATCCCGAATCTACTTGGACTTGGGGGGATGGCGATTCTATAGATAGAGAGAGAGTACGGAACATCTTAGAAACAACTTACAACTTCGAGGAGGTTTAAAAATGACCGATTATTACATCATTCAAGAAATTTTTGATAATCGAACTTTATACCAAAAAGTAGAAAGACGTATGGCTGAAAATCATCAAGAACTTGCTGATAGATGTCATGCGATTATCGAAAAAGCTCAAAAACAGCATATTGGTAAATTTTTCTTTACTGACGATACTGGATTGAGAACTATGAAATTAACTCACTTAGTTGAGGAGGCTTAGAGACTTGCAGGCACTCGCTAAGAGACTCGCAGGCAAGCGATCACACACATAAAAGGGTTAGTAAGAGCTAAGTAAAATTAGCTCTTTTTTTTTATTGTTACAGAATGTTAAGAAGTACTGTTACAATATCAACTAGCTATAAATCTAAGCTATATTTGAAGTGTTCAAACAACTATCTTTATCAAATGCCAGATTACGCTACACCAGAAAATTTTGAATCTTGGAGACAAGATGCAAAAACAATGACAGTAGATGCCTTAAAGCATACTATTCAAGATTGTAGAAAAGCTGAAAAAGCAATGAGAGGTTGGAATCCTGTTAAAGAGGGATTTTATAGCGATCAAGCTTCAACTTATGCTATGGAATTAAAAAGGAGGTTAAAATAATGAAATTTTCAGAAAAATACTATAAGGATTTAAATTTAAGTCCACAACAACATTTTATAAATAATGTTTGGTTTATTGAAACACTCGATAAACTCAAAGATACTGGTAAATTATTTATTCCAGATATAAATAAAACATTTAATAAATATGGGGATGAAATCTAATGATTAAAAGACTTGCAGATAGGGACTCGCAGGTAAGCGATCATGCTTAAAAATTCATATAAAATTTTAAGAGCTAACAAAAATTAGCTCTTTTTTAATTATTAAGTATTGTTACAAAATACTGTAACAGTAGCAATATCGTTTATAGTAAGGGTGTTCAAGCAACTATTTCTATCTTATGAAAAAAGCTCACATTAAAGATCTTAAAAACTTTGCTTCTTTAGATCAATCATTTAAAGATTGGTTGACAACTTGCCCAAGAGAATATATTTGGCAAATAAACGAGGTAACAAAAGATCAGGCAACATTTACTTTTAGAGGGACTAAATAATGGATAAAAATTTAGAAAAACTTGCCGATCAATACGAGGGCAATTTATTAAATTATTTTTGCGGCATGACACCTAGTCAATCAAAAAAATTTAACAAGATGATTAAAGATGCCAAAAAAAATAGGAGGTCAAAATAATGACTAAATCATACCTTGAGACTACTTTTCATGTTCCCCTTACAGGTGATCAAATATCATCAATTAATTTTTTTAGACAATATTTCAAATTAAACAATCCTAGCTATTTTGATATAACATCACCTGATTATGATCAAGATTATATAGACGAGTGGGAAAAAGTAGAAAATATTTTAAAAAATACATCAAAAATCTACGAGAGGAATTTTGTATGAAACATTTAACAGAAGTAAAATTTGATCTACCGATTTATTGGGCAACTTATATTATGTATGCTGATGAATCAGGTTTAGAAGAGGGCGAAAAAGAAATTATTGACGAGATTTTAGAAGATTTAGAGCTAAATTTCTGCACTTGCGTTGATGTTTTAGATAACCAGTATTTAGAGCTATATCCCCCTAGTTATATGCCCTCTAATATGGGTGGAGACTATTGTACTTATGTTTTCTTGCAACTTAATAGAGACTCGCGGGCAGGCACTAATACAGTAAGTGAGCCTATCAAAAATAATCAATTAGAATTATTCTCTAAATCTTAATTGTTACAGAATGTTAAGAAGTACTGTAACAATATTCATAGGTCAAAAATTTAGACTATATTGGAATTGTTGAGTTAGCGAAGTTTAAAGCTAACGCCATTGTAAGGGCTAGTTAATAGCTAGTAATTAAACCTTGATTAGATGGTCAGATCGGTCTTGAGCTACTTCTGAAACAGGCATAACTCAACTTTTATTCTTTATCTTTTATCTGTTATGCGAGTAATTGAACGTCAAATGATTCAAGCGATCATTGAAAGAAAAAACTTTAAAAAAGCCAATACTGAAGTCATTAAGGATGGCGATTTCATGTATATCTACTTACATGACAATTTAATTGCGAAGTATGGTTTAAACGATAACTGGGGACAGCTTTTTATAAGTCATTGTAACTGGTTAACTAATACTACTAAGTCACGTTTAAATGCTTTAATTAGCTTTGTAGATGGTCTAGGTGGTATCTATCAAAAAAACTTTAGATGGTATTTAGATACATCTAAACATAATAATTTAGACATTACTGACAATTCAAGTTTTATAGGAGTTTAAAAAATGAATTTACAAGAAATTAAGACAGCTTTAAAAAACAACAAAAGAGTATTTTGGTCTAATACTTCTTATGAAGTCATTAAAGATAACATAGGCCAATATCTTATAAAATGTCATCTAAACAATACTTTTATAGGGTTAACATGGCGAGATAATGTAACTATGAATGGAGATGAAAAAGACTTCTTTATAGGTTAGGGACTTGAAGACTCGGGACTCGCTAGAGACTCGCTAGAGACTCGCTAGAGACTCGCTAAAGACTCGCTAAAGACTCGCTAGAGACTCG